GAAAGTAGTAAGAGTACTGCTATCTTAATAGAGGATGCCATTAGGGTCCTCGCAATCTTGCTTAATAAAGGAGAAAACATTATGTTTCAAGCAATTAATACAATGATCACTAGCGTTTCCGACGCACAGAAAAACTTCGTAGATACTTATTTTATGGATTCTTACAAAGAACCAGCACTAGCGGCAGTTGAAGCTAATCGCTCACTTGCTAACGGTATTGTTTCAGCGGCTGACTCTTATGTAGCCGAAGCTAAGAAAGCATTTAAACTTTAATTTACGGAGGATTTCAAAATGACACGACTAACTACTAAAAATCTACCTGACTTTTACAAATCAACTGTTGGTTTTGACCGACTATTTAATGAAATGGAACGAGCATTCACTAGTACTACATCCAGTGGATATCCTCCATACAACATTGTGAAAACAGGTGACAATGTATATGTTATTAGCATTGCTGTGGCAGGTTTTGATAAAAAAGACCTAGAAGTCACACAAGATGGTAATAAACTAACTGTTACTGGTACAGCACCAGAGCAGGACGAAACAGTAGAATATCTACATCGTGGCTTAGCGGGTCGTTCGTTTGAGCGTCAATTCCAACTAGCTGACCATGTAGAAGTAACTGATGTAAGACTTGAGCTAGGTGTACTAAACGTTTATCTAGAGCAAATCGTACCAGATGAGTTGCTTCCACGCAAACTTGAAATCAAGTAAATAAACACTTGGGCGGTGTAACAGCCGCCCTTTTTCTAAATGAGGTTAATATGTCACAAGTACAACGAAGTACTAGCACAGAAATGACTAAACTTAAAGGTCCTAGTAAATATCATGTCATTATGCTTAATGACGATACAACACCAATGGATTTTGTAGTAGCCGTTCTTATGAATATATTCAATAAGACTACGCAGGAATCACATGAGATTATGATGGAAGTACATGAGAAAGGACGAGCAGTAGCTGGCACCTATTCATATGAAGTTGCTGAGCAAAAGTCAGTAGAGACTGTTACAGAGGCTCGCCGCGCAGGTTTTCCTCTTGATGTGAGTATTGAAGAAGAATAAACTAATAAATGAACATAGCAATAACGCAACGTGTTATTGACTACCGCAACGGACCCTATGACAGCATTGACCAAGGGTTCTATAAAATGTTTGAAGGTCATAACCTTCGTCCAATCCCCAACAACTTAAAACATTTCAACTCAGACACTATCAAGCAATCAGACTTGGTAGTGTTTAGTGGCGGCAATAGCATGTTCCCTGACAACTGGCAATATAATGAAGAACGACTCCGTGTAGAGAAACATGTTCTTGAGATTGCTTGCCGCTACAAAAAACCTATATTAGGCATATCTCGCGGCACACAGTTCTTGACTGTGAGCATGGGAGGCAAACTAGAAAAAAGTACTTTACATACAGAAGACCATGTAGTACACTATCATAATAATAAAGTAAATGTAGTCAGTAGACACGAAGAAGTATTAAGTGTACTACCTCCTGGTGCTACGGTTATAGCTAGTGATGAACATGGATATTGTGAATCATGGCGACTTGCTAATATAGCAACAGTGTTGTGGCATCCAGAGCGAATGGAAGACTGTTGGATACCTGAAGAAGTTAAACAGGCAATAGGATTATGAAAGTAGGTATTACATTTAGTAAATAGAGTTACATTTACAACATTTGATAAATAAATGTATAAGGAGAACATTATGTTTGGATACATTTATGAAACAACAAATCTTGTAAACGGCAAAACCTATATAGGAAAAAAGAAAGGCGATTTTGATAGCACTTACTACGGCAGTGGAACGATACTGCAACGAGCACTGGAAAAATATGGCAAAGAAAACTTTGAAGTTATAATGCTATCTGTGTATGATACAGAACATGAGCTAAACGATGCGGAAGTAATGTTTATTGAAACCCGCAATCCGACGTACAACATAGCAAAAGGCGGCGAGGGCGGTGATACTCTTGCCAGAGCAGACGAAGAATATAAACGAGAAATTGTTGCCAAACGAAATCAAGGACTGAAAAATGCGTGGAGTAATTGTTCGGAGGAACAACGCAAGCAGTGGGGAGAAAACATTAGCAAATCTAAGAAAGGCAAAGCAACTCTTCCCGATGGTTATAGACACAGTGAAGAAGTCAAGCAGCGTATTAGAGAGAGCAATAGAAACGTTACGAAGTCTGATGAATGGAAGAAAAATCATGCTAATGCGATGAAATCAAGACGCGGAAAATCTTTAGTAAATAGACAAACTCCGGTAGAAATAGATGAAGTTGTGTATCCTGGTGTCATTGCTGCCGCAACAGCATTAAATGTTTCAAGACAAGCTATCAATAGATGGATTAAAAAAGGAAAAGCAAAATATGTTAAAAAACAGTAAAGTCGGAGTTGTATTTTCTTCATTTGACTTGCTTCATAGTGGGCATATTCAAATGTTACGAGAAGCAAAAGAGCAATGCGATTATCTTATCTGTGGTCTTCAATTTGACCCTAGTGCAGATAGACCAGAAAAGAATGCTCCCGTTCAAACGATAGTGGAGCGTTATACACAGCTTCATGCTGTTAGCTATGTAGATGAAATTATTCCATACGCTACCGAGCAAGATCTTGAAGACGTTCTTGAAATGTATCATATTGATGTACGAATTCTAGGAGACGAGTACAAGGAGAAAGACTTTACGGGAAAGGACATTTGCAAACGTAGAGGTATTCAACTATACTTTAATAAGAGAGACCATAGATTTAGCTCTAGTGGTTTGCGCAAACGAGTAGCGGAGAAAGAGAATGGCAAAGATTCACGCAATGATTGACATTGAGACACTAGGCAAAGAGCCAGGCTCAGTGATATTAACAATCGGTGGTGTAAAGTTCGACCCAAATGACCCAACAAGGGAGCCATTCGGTGAGTTCTACTATAGGTTTGATGTTGATTCGCAACTTGAAAAAGGTCGTGAAACAAATGAAGATACTATTGCTTGGTGGGGTACACAAGACCCGGCGGTAATGGAAGAAGCACTAGGCGAAGATGGACGCACTTCAGTACCAGAAGTGTTAGCCGCATTAAATAAATGGTTAGTGGGTACTGACAACGTGTGGGCACACGGTATAGTGTTTGACATTGTATTAATGGAATCACTATACAAAGACTTTGATATGAAGTATCCTTGGCCATTCTGGAAAGTACGTGATAGTCGTACATTGTTTGGCATTCTACCAAAAGACCCTCGTAAGAGTAAAAGTTTTGACGCACACAACGCATTAGAAGATGCCCGCATTCAAGCGGTATGTGTTCAAGAAGCTATACAGGAGCTAGGAGTTACGTTATAATGGCAGTATATGACTCAGGTGGCAAGAAAAAAGACCACAAGAAATACAAAGAAAACTACGAAAAGATATTCAATGGAACATGGCCATGTCCTGTGTGCGAAGGCACACGAGCGAAAGGTCACACAGAAGATTGTCCTCATCATTGGAAAAATAAATGAAATACGATTTTGTTGTCAGAGAATTAAGCAGAAAAGTGGCCACTGAATTTGTACAGAAGTATCATTACTCACCGGTAATGCCAAAACTTACAAAACACTTTCTCGGCTTTTTTGTTGAGAACAAACTGGTGGGTGTCCTAACGTTAGGTTGGGGCACTCAACCACGACAAACAATCAATAAGATGTTTCCTGGGCTAGAATCAGAGCATTATTATGAGATTGGTAAGATGTGTATGGATGAAGAAATGCCACGCAACAGCGAGTCACAGATGATTAGCGCAACGGTTAAGTGGATGAAACAGAATACACCAGAGAAGCTATTTCTATACACAATGGCCGATGGTATCATGGGCAAGTGTGGTTACGTATATCAAGCAAGCAACTTCTACTTTGGCGAGAAATATCTAACTGATGTATATCTCATGGAGAATGGCGAAAAGTTACATCCTAGATCAACCAAAGCATTGTTAAAAGAGAATGCTGAATTTGAAGGCAAAGAGAAACTATTCTGGCTAACATCTGACTTCATGAAGCACAAAGGCATTAAGAAAATCAAGGGTTATATGTTCAGATACATTTATCCGTTGAATAAGAAAGCCAAGCGACTAATGAAGAATGAGTCTACATTGACATGGAACTTTGAGTATCCAAAAGACGGCGACTTAGAGTGGTTTGATGTGACAGGTGGTAGAGGTAGTAAGATTAAAGTTGACCAGCCAGCATTTACATTTGAAGAAGCTACATATAACGCTAAGAACATCAATGCTCATAAGCAGACTGGTGAAAGTACCTTTGATGATCTGTTTTCGTAATAAATAGTGTTATTATGGAGTCCAACAATAAATGAAATACTTAGATTTATTTGAAGCAGAAGGTCACGAAGGTGGCGCCGCAAAGAAGTTTGAAGATGACTTGGTGACACTTGCGTTACTATCATCCAATAATCCAGATAAGAGTTTAGAAGAAGTGTATGATGCACATGCTACCGAGTTTGCATCACCTGGTCACAAAAAGCAAACTATACAAGCAATCACAAAGTTGAACGAGCGTTTCCCTGGCGAGAAATGGACAAGTGGTTCAAACTCTAACTTTGGATTACAAGATGCGCCATCGCCAGCATATGGTGTAAAGTCTGCTAAAAGTGATATAGTGTTAAATGACAAAGCTATATCCGTTAAACTGGATACAGCGTTTGTTGTTGCTAGTGCGCAAAACAAAGAAGAGTTTGCAGGTATATTTGATAGCGCTCTTGACTACTATATGCAGACTAAAGGCAATGACCTAGATGTAAGTGACGCAGTTGATGGCCTAAAGAGAGCTATACAAACTGCTAAGAATGATTATGTTGGTGAAGTAAAAAATCGTATCTTGCCTGAAGCCCGCAAACTTAAAGTTATCAATAAGTTTAGTGACGTTAAAGTAATCTACGAAGGTCTCCAAGAACACATTGCTAAAGTAGAGCAAGATGCTACAGACGCATATGCTGAAGCAACTAAAGTTCTAAAGAACGAGATTCTTAAAACTATACAGGCAACATTGAAAGATAATCCAGAGTTGAAGCAATACATTACATGGGAAGCATTAAGCTCGTCTATCAAGTACAACTTTCAGTTTCCGTATGCTCAGTGGGTTCTATCACCCAAAGGCGTACATAGTGTACAAAAACCAGATGACCCATATGTAGTTGCTTGTTCTAAAGTATCTAAGTTTGACATTCGTGGTTTGCCTACGGGCAAAATGCGCAGTGGCACATCGGCATTTGCGAAATACTATAAAAAACAACTTGCAGATGGTAATGATGTTGACATTGCGGCTATATATGATGAAATGAATAAGATGGCATTTAGCATGAAGATGGACGTTTCAGCGGCAAATCTTAAGAAACTGGATGTAAATGAAGCATTTGATATTAAAGCGTTATTTAAACGAATACTTGATAAAATCAATGAATGGATTCAAGCATTAGCGAAAAAGTTTGACTCTATGTTGGGCAAGCTAGATGCTTTAAAATCAGGCACATTACAAGGTTGGATGGCAGCACTTGACATTGAACCAGTGGCTGAAATCGTTCTACCGGAATAATCAACTTGACAGTCTGTACTATATCATGTAGTATGGACTGTATATAAAACAATCAAAAGGCAAAATATGCGTATTGAACAAGACATTAAGCTTGACTATAGTGACGTACTCATTCGTCCGAAACGAAGTACATTGGGTAGTCGTAAAGAAGTATCACTTGAACGGACATTTTCGTTCAGAAACTATAAGCCACATGATATGGATATAGAGCATCTACGCCCAGAAAACGGAAATTATACTGGTATTCCTATCATGGCGGCTAATATGGATGGTGTTGGCACATTTGAAATGGCAGAGACACTATCAGAGCAAGGGTTGTTTACTTGTCTGGTCAAGACTTATTCTGTTGATAAGCTGGTAGAATTCTTTTCAGTTGAAAGACCATATGTTGCGTATAGTATGGGTATTAGCGACAAGGACTTTTATAGATTTCAAAATGTATATGGAGCAGTGCCGAGCGGCAATCTTAAATACGTGTGTGTTGATGTAGCTAATGGATACTCGGAGCGATTTACTGACTTTATTCGTAAGTTGCGAGCAGGCTATCCACACATTGTAATCATTGCTGGCAATGTAGTAACAGGTGACCAAACGCAGGAGTTGATTCTAAGTGGAGCTGATATCGTTAAAGTGGGCATTGGTCCTGGTAGTGTGTGTACTACTCGTATTAAAACTGGTGTTGGTTATCCCCAACTCTCGGCTGTCATTGAGTGTGCAGATGCCGCTCATGGTCTTGGTGGCCATATTATCGCTGATGGTGGCTGTACTTGCCCCGGTGATGTAGCGAAGGCTTTTGCTGGCGGTGCAGATTTCGTGATGTTGGGTGGCATGTTAGCAGGTCATGATGAGGGCGGTGGCGAAGTAATCACTAAGCGTTATCAGACCAATGAGATTGAAGAACATGAGACGGGTGCTCGGTTACGAGTAGAAGAGAAACAGTTTGTACAATTTTATGGGATGAGTAGTGATGCGGCTAATACAAAACATTTTGGAGGACTTAAAGAATATCGTGCGAGCGAAGGCCGAGAAGCTCTCGTACCTTACAGAGGAAGAGTGGAAAGTACTATTCAAGATATACTTGGTGGTGTGCGTTCTACTTGCACTTACGTTGGTGCCGATAAATTAAAACGGTTGAGTAAGTGTACCACATTTGTCATGGTTAATAACCAATATAATCGTACATACGAAGGAACAACTACTAAGATATGAACAAATACAACATATGGGATAAGTGGGGTAAACTTAACAGTGTGCTGTTAGGCACAACTTATCAAAAAGAGTTTTATCGAGGAATCAAGAATAAAAAGATTCGTGATGCGTTTTATAGAATTGCTGATGAGTCACATGAAGACCTAGAGAATTATGCACAAGTGCTGAAAGATTTTGGCTGCGAGGTTATTCGTCCTGAGTTGGACCCAAATGACGAATTAATGAACTATATTGATGCAGATGGTAAAATTCAAACAAGAAAAGGACTTATTGTCGATAAACAACAAGTTCCTCGCGCTCCTCTCCAGCCACGAGATTGCACTATTGTAATAGGAAATACGCAGTTTAGACCATCTGAAGAACATCAAAGTGTGTATGATGCACTTGATAAATGGAACAGTCAAGATGTAGTGACAACATGGTCTAGAAATATTCCACAAGTGTCCGCGCCTGAAATAACACAGATAGGAAAAGACATATATATTGATGAAAAATTTCCAGAAATGGCTGCGCATCTAGAGCAATTCAGACAACATTATCCAAATTTACGATATAATAGATTGAAAGTTGGCGGCCACAATGATGCTTGTTTTTCTGCAATTAAACCAGGTGCTATTATGTCGCTCAGAGAGATTCAAAAATACGAGAAGACTTTTCCAGGATGGGACGTGTGTTATCTTGAAGGCGAGAGTTGGAGAAAAGTTTACAAGTTTCAAGATTTGAAAGATAAGAACGAAGGAAAGTGGTGGATACCAGGCGAAGAAGATAATGACGAGTTGACATACTTCGTAGAAACATGGTTAAACGATTGGGTAGGCTATGTAGAAGAAACAGTGTTTGATGTGAATACATTAGTGCTTGATGAGCATCATATCTGTGTTGCGAATCCTAATAATGAGATAGTAAATTCATTTCTTAAAAAACACAAGATGGAACCAGTTCATGTTCCATGGAGACATAGATATTTTTGGGATGGCGGGCTTCATTGTTTAACTCTTGACTTGAATAGAGACGGTGGCCCAACAGATTATTTCCCTGACAGAGACGGCCCTGTTAGTTGTGAAGGATTTGATTAGATATATATCATGTCAAAAGTTACCCGTCTTTTAGACGGGTTTTTTGTATACTTTTATTCACCATTCTGATGAAAATAAACACTTGAAACTGGTCTTGATCATACGCTAAAATCTGCTATTATGTATATAAATATTAGTGTTCCAAAAGAACAGAGCGGTCCCAAGCTCATAAAAAATGGGAGGCAGTTATCCCTGCCACAACAGAGATAGGTTTGCTTAACCTATAATAAGCGTCCCAAAACAGAAAGGAGAAACTAAGATGTTTAATAAACTTAAGAAAGCCTTTCTTGGACGCAATCGTGTATCCAAGAAAGTACAAAATGAAATCGCAAACTACCTAGTAGTGGAGTTTAAAATTAATCGCCAAGAAGCAGAGACCCTTGCTCGTACAGGTGAGTACATGGATATTGTGGAGGCACACCGCGTATGAAAACTATACTAAACACAATCAAAAGTATGTTCACTATGCCAAAACGTGAAACACTAGAAGAAATTTATCTAGGTCAAGCAACTAACCTTGTTGAACTAGAGCGTAGAATGAAAGAAATTGAACGTGGTCAAGCACCATGGCAAAACTTAGAAAGAGGTGGTTACTAATGACTAGAAGAATTAAAAACGTATTCAAGCGCATGGGAATTGCCATGATGAAGTCTAGGCTAGAATATGCTAAACGTCAAGTGGCATTACTTGGATATCATGAAATAGCAGAATCTATGAAGGAACAACAAAAGGAGCATTAATTGCTCCTTTCTTATATACATCATTAACTACTAAGATAAATAATATTGAAGAGGTGCCAGAATGAGCAGAACTACAATATTTGAATCAGTAATCAACAAGCTACTAGCAGCAAAAACACAAGAAGAAAAACGCGCAGTATTAGAATACTATAGCTACGAGACGTTATTACAACGTGTTCTTAGATATCTGTATAGTCCGTTGATAACATTTAACATGGACGACTGGAAGCCCAAGTTCGCTGGCAAATTTCATGGCATGGGTATGTCTAAATTCATGCATGTTCCTGAAGATATATTCCAAGGTAAATTCACACAAGAAGAAGCCGAGTTCGCATGTAATGTCGCACTTCAAAACATGAATGAAAAAGAAGTATCTACATTTGTGGCTATGTTAAAAAAAGACGAAGACCATTTTGGGGTGTCTATTGAATTAATCAATAGTGTTTGGCCTGGATTAATCCTTGAGTATCCATGCCAAGAAGCGTGTGAGTATTCTGCGGAATCATTTTCTTCTTTTGATGTACCTTTTGTCGCACAACGAATGTATAAAGGATTACGAGTTAATATTATAGTTCGTGGTAATAGTGTAGAATTTAGAGACAAGACAGGCAAAATACTTCACAACTTTGACCTATACGTTGAGCAATTTAGTAACCTAGCACAAAACGGCAGTACAGCATTTGATGGACATGCGGTAGTGGTCAATGATGACATGAAGATTGTCTCAACTGATGATGATGTGGTACTCGCTGCCAAACCAGAAAATATTAGATTTATACTATGGGATGCCATACGATATGATGGATTTGTTGAAGGCAAAGACAATCGTATAGGCTACAACTGGAGATTTAATGGGTTGGAGCATATGATGTTTTTGGCAGTTGATAAGAATCCTACGCCTTGTTATCGTGCTGCGGAGCACAAGATGGTAGGCACAGTAGAAGAGGCAGAAGCATATGCCAAGGAAATAAAAAACCCGATAGTTATAAAAAATCTATCGGGCACTTGGGCTAACGGTAAGACTAAGAACGAGTTAATAATTCAAAACTAGCATGACCAAATTTTGTGCCTTTTATGTTACAATCGGCACAAACTCCTTTGCGTTCGCCTTTTGCTAATCCTTGTCTAATTTTTCTAAGACGCTCTCCGTTCCAAGCCATAGCAAAAGTATTATCATAGCAATTACCCATAGAGCCGCCTCGGCGATGCCAATCATTACAACATAAATTAACGTCACCGTTCCAGTCAATAAACGCCTTATAAAACGGCAAATAACATTGTCCTTGAACACCGTTGCCTCCTAATATTCCGCTTCTGTTGTTGAAGCCGTATTGTAAAATTAACTCTTGCGCATCGCCGGTATCATAATGCTTTCTCAGGCGCCAATTGCCGTGTTCGTTTAGAGTTTCCATAACAGCTAATCGTCCGTTGTATTGTGGCTCACCGTCGTAACAATCAACTGTAAGCATATCCAATCCAACACCCCATAAGTTCATTGCTAGGTCTGGTTCTTTGTCAATTAGTCTGTCTCCATTAGTAGTTATCTCAACATAGAGTTTATCACTTGATTTTAGAATTTCTACTATTTCTAATAAATGTGGATGAGTATGAGGTTCGCCAAATCCTGTTATATGTATGTCGCCCCACCAATCACTTGCTTCTATTTCATCTACAAGTTTTCTTACTAGGTCTAAACTCATGAATAACTTTTGATTGGGATACACTTCAGGGTCATGTCTAGGACAAAATGAACAAGTGCGATTACATAATTCTGTTATGTTAAGCTCTATCGTTGATAGTCCTGAATATGTTTCACTGTAGATATTAGCAGAACCATGTCTTTTGATTCTGCTATCTATATGTCCTTGAACATCAAACGTTTGATTTGAGTTTTTTGAGGTAGTTGTTGATGAGATGGTCATAAAATCCGCTAAATGCTTGTCCTTTTTTCCACGCTTTGATTCGTGCTTTGATATTATCTTTTATTAATTTCCAGAAAGACCTACCAGTAGACATGCCACCGTCATATCCTAGGTAGTACATTTCACCTACATGGTCGTATCCTATTTTTGGTATTCTAGTAACAATGTCATTTGTATTGACAAATCTATAAACAGGCACATCTTTCAGAAAGTTTGCCCATTTCTTGTCGCCCACGCGAGGTGACCCGAATGTATAAAGTATAACATTGTATCCTAGCCCAGTCAATCGAGCTGTGAATATTGATGCCATCGCCGCGCCTAGGCTATGTCCAGTGACGAAAATAGTAGTCTCTTTGTTAATGGCACGACTACGAATCCATACCATGATATCTTCGTGTATTTTGTCTATTTCACGTTTAAAGCCATAATGCACATCGCCTGCTACCGTACTAGATTCCTTCCATACAGCCAAGTCTGCCCAGATATCATTTTTTTCTTCAGTGCCACGAAAGGCAATAACAGCGGTAGTAGCATTCATTTTAAATGCGTAAGCTTGTGCTCCGTCGTTATCAAACATCTTTGTGGTATAAGATTTGTCAACATATTGCGCTAGCGCTGATTCACAATCATCCCATTCTAGATAGACCGCCTCGCTGGCTTCGCAACACATGATAGCATCATTTATATTCATTTTTTACTCCTTATCGTATATCGCTATATCAGAAATGCTACGTTCTTTGCCAGTGCCCTCGTCAACAACAACATAGCATTCTTTCGCACAAATAGGATGAGGATTGTTTTCAAATCCAGGTTTCCATATCTTTGTCCAGTAGTACTCGTGTGCTACAATTTCATCTAATGAGTGTTTTTCCAAACTATTCCAGTCCGGGTCTTCTGTCATTATCTTTTCTAATTCAGGGTCGTCAAACAATTCAGGTATGCCCATTGGCCTAGGCTCGTCTATAAATTTGATGTCCCAAGTATTGCCAAAATAGCAACATGGCCATACTCTGCCTTCTGGAGTTATTTCCCATGACCTTTCTTCGTCCGTATGTTGCATACATTCTATGCGTTTATATTTCATCTATGCTCCTTAGCATATCATATGCTTGTTTTCTGTTTTCATCTGTTATTCTGCCAAAATCTCTATTATTAAACTTAAATCTGATTTTGATATTATTTTTTTCAGCCATTTCTTTTGCTTCTACGATCTGATGCCAGTTCCAATCAAATATAAGAAACTGCCATTCGCCATGTCCATCTTCAGCAAACCATGCCTTCATATTTTCCATAGCTCGCTCAAAATTAACGCCTTCTCTATATAACCAGTTGGTGTCATGGTCAGTGCCATCAATGCCCCAATTAATGCGAAAATGTTTCCACTTTGGCGCCATTTCAGCATACCATTCGGGTTGTCTTAGTCCACCATTTGTATTGATTACCAATTGTTTGACACGAGGAGCAGTGAATTCAACAAAGTCAGTCACTCTGGGATGCATCATTGGGTCACCAAACTCACCACAGAACGTAACACGAATATCATCTTTGTTACTAAAAATTTTTGAATTTTCAACTATTGTTTTGTATGTGTCAAAGTTCATATGCTTTAACTCTAACCAATCTTCTTTCTCTCCAGTGTGCTCATTTGTCCGAGCGCAACTCCTGCACTTGGCCTGGCAGTATGTGGTTAGAGCAAAGTCAATTTCATTTCTCATAATAATATTTAGTTCCTGTTAATAGATAGCGTCTAAATCATCTATAAAAAAATACAATCAAAAATAAGCTGCAAATAGCTTGTTTTTATCATAAATAAATGTACAATATAATAAAAAGGACAACAATCATGATATCATTTAATGAGTATTTAGACTACATCAAACGAGAAAAATGTCCAAGTTGTAAAATATAGAACTTGACAATCACATAGGAGACCTAATATAATGATCAAGCACGAGCTAGACTTTAGTAAAGGCGCAGTCATAGTTGGACACTACAAATATCCAAAATGTCCTAGCTGTGACAGCGCCAAAGAATTGCTCAAAGAGCAAGACATACAGTACACATTTGTACAAGCAGACAAAAAATTATTCGGCAAGGTTATGGGTGTAACCAAGCAAATAACTGTACCACAGATATTTATCAATGGTGAATTTATCGGTGGCTACGAAGACTTAGAACAGAAACTTAAAGGAGAAACTCAATGATAGGCAAACAAGTACCACAAGTAACATTCAAATACCGCGTTCGCACAGACGGACATGATATCTGCTACGTAAATCCAGACAATGGCGGTGAAAACCCATTTGAATGGAAAGACGTAACATCTGATGACATTTTCTTGGGCAAGAAAGTAGTAGTGTTCTCACTGCCAGGAGCATACACACCAACGTGTTCAACATATCAAGTACCAGGCTTTGAAGAAATGTACGATGAATTCAAAGCAAAAGGCGTAGATGATATCTATGTATTATCAGTCAATGATACATTCGTAATGCGCCGTTGGATGATTGACCAAGGTGTTAAGAACCTTAAGTTCATCCCAGACGGCAATGCTGAGTTCACAGGCGCAATGGGTATGTTGGTAGACAAAGGTAATCTAGGATTCGGTGCTCGCTCATGGCGCTACGCTATGGTCGTAGAAGATGGTGTAATCACACACATGTTTGAAGAGCCAGGCAAGTCTGACAATCATCCAGAAGACCCATACGGTGTATCAGCACCAGAAAACGTATTAAAAAATCTATAATAAACTACGATAGGACTTGACTTTTACCTCCATGGTATGCTACACTAGTAATATAGTGTAACCATATCATGGAGGTTTTTATATGGGCAAAACAACTACTAAGTCGCCTTCTTTTGCTGACTTATTTGAGAAGTTAGAGAAGAATCAAAAAGAACGAGAAGAGTGGGTTAAAAACAATCCACCACCCGACCTGTCCATTCGTGAAGCATTAGTTATTGCGTCGGAGCTTCATGAAACAGGACATGACGCAAGTACGATATTCAATGTACTCTTTCCCAATGAATATGCTGAATGTGATATCGCGGCAAAAGATGTTCTTGAACATGCTAAACCAGACGCTACATATGAAATGATTGATATCTGGAGGCATAAATTATTCAATGCTAAAATGTTTCGGCAAGAGAAATTATCAAGCTGGCGGCAACGTATAGCACATCTTCTATCTGACCCAGAGCGTAAATTCTTATACTCAGATGGACCTCTTGTATCAACATTGCCACGATATCATGAGTATGAAGAACGATATATCCGCTTGGGCAATGACTATAACGTTCTTGAAAGACGTACAAATAAGAATGTCTATATGAAGAACACACTGACATATATTGAGCATTGGACAGAGAAAAACAAAGACCGCGGTAGACGCACGATATTTGCTTTTAAGACGGAAGATGATTATCTAGTGTTATGGCCAATGTCCGCTCGTGTTGCCAGTTTGTCGGCTGATTTTTTGATTCAACTATTGAAGTTTACTGATACATTTAGTTTTGAAGGCTCATGTTATA